GGTGAAAGTCCTAACAAGATTCAAATCAACACGGGGGACGCTTTAAGGCTCGTGGTAACTAAATTAAACGATGGGCAAGAATCTAAAATAACATTTATGTCTATTGTTATTTAATCTTCTCCATAGATATCTTTTTTCTCCTTACATTTTTCAATTATTAGTTTCTCCAAGAACCTATACATCTTAATACCGTTCTTATCACAATACTTTTTTAAGATGTCATGGACTTCTTGTGAAATCTTTAAATTTTTAATCTGGCGACCATTCTGTGACATAAGATAAAAAAGGCAGAAAATAGTCTGCCCAATTTATAAATACTTATCGGTAAGTCAAGAATTTTGGTTTTTTCTCGAATATTTATCAATAAAATAAAAATAAAGAAACTCAAAACTAATGGCTAGCAACAGTAAAGTATTTGTATCACCTGGAGTTTATACTTCAGAGGTTGATTTAAGTTTTGTGGCACAAAGTGTGGGGGTAACCACACTTGGTATAGTGGGGGAAACTTTAAGAGGACCCGCTTTTGAACCAATATTCATCAGAAATTTTGATGAGTTCACAACTTATTTTGGTGGAACCTCACCTGAAAAATTTATAAACACACAAATTCCTAAGTATGAAGCGGCATATATTGCAAAAGCATACTTACAACAATCTAATCAATTGTTTGTAACAAGAGTATTAGGTTTGTCAGGGTATGATGCAGGACCATCTTGGTCTATAACAACAAAGGCTAATGTTGATGGGTCAACTGTAGATTTTTATTGTAATTCAACATCGACAGTTGATTGTGTGGTTGAATGCGTTGATTATGAAGTGATTGACTTCAGTGTTGATTTTAACGGATGTTCAAACAATATTTCCTCAATAAGTTTTAATACTTCACAAATCCCTTCTCAGATTTTGAATAAAATTTCAAATTCCTTGGAGCTGTTTAATGGAAGTACTACAACATTGTTGGACCAAATGAATAATCAGGTTTATGATTCGATTCTCAATTCAGGTACAACCACTGGAGCATCAATTTATTATTACGGTGTAATTTCAGGAGGAAGTTATAGTGCTTTATCAACAACTTATACTGCGGAAACTAATGTATTTGGTGTAGATACTGTAGATTCTACAAATTATGATTATAGTGATTCAAATAATGACCCTTGGTATTACGCTTTATTCGATAATAATTCACATGAGGTTGGCGGATATTCGGGATACTCATTTTATACAACTATAAGTAATTTTGTTGCAACCACAACATCTAGTAACTGTGCAACTTTCTATTCTTTTCAATTAGATGGCACACCGGGTGTTATTAATTATAATACAAACACGATTACAGTTTGTGTTGGAGCATTGAGTGCGACTTTCACACCAACATACACAACTTGTGTAGACGAAGATAATATTACCGGACCTGGTGGTGCAATTCTATGGAATGGTGCATCATTCTTAGATTTAAGTTCAGGTTCGGCAATTGTACAAATGGTTTCTGAAGACGGTACAGTAACTGTGAATTGGACCATTGTTGCGGTCGTTAGCGACCCTTGTAATCCTTGTACCGCAACAGGTGCTGGAGAAGGTAATGTAGGTTCAATCAATAGATGTTACAGTGGAACATTGAGCGGTAAAATTTTCGTGTATAGCGGAACACCTTATTTAGATTATGACAATCTTGTTGTAGCAACTCTTCGTTCAAGAGGACTTGCAACATATGGTAATGACACAGGGGCGGTTTATGAAGTGACAGGTCTAACTGATGTAAGTATGGTAACAACTGGACAATATTCAGGTATAACTAAAAATCCATATTCAACCTTTGGATTAAACGTTACTAATAATGACGGTACTGCACTGTTCTTCCAAACCTCATTTACTAATGCAGATACTCAATACATCTCAAAAGTATTTGGTTCCACAAATTTTGCAAAACCAAGACAAACCGTCCCACTGTTTGTTGAAGAGCGTTATCAAAACTTACTTACCTATGGTTATAGAAAAGGGTATATAAGAGGATTAAATACTTCATTAACCGCATTAGATAGTGCGAGAAGTGAGTCTTTATCTTCTATAGGTTTTTATTTAGAACAATACCAATCGGCGATTTCTCCTTGGGTTGTTTCTGAATTACGTGGTTCTAAAGTTTATAACTTATTCAGATTCCACACCATTGCGGATGGAGAGGATGCTAATTTACAAGTTAAAATTTCTTTAATAAACATGTCATTTGCTAATCAAACTTTTGATGTGTTAGTTAGAGATTATTTTGATTCTGATAACGCACCTGTAGTACTAGAGAAGTTTACAAATTGTAGTATGGACCCAAATGAAAACAACTTTATCGCAACAAAGATTGGTACTTCAGATGGTGAATATCAATTGAACTCTAAATACATTATGGTCGAAATGAATGAAGACGCTCCGACAGATGCTCTACCTTGCGGATTCCAAGGATATAACATTAGAGAATACGCAGGAGTTGTTCCTCCATTCCCAATCTATAAAACAAAATATGATTTCCCTGGAGAAGTAATTTATAACCCTCCATTTGGTACCTCAGCAGGTGCGGATGATGCGGTGACTAGTTCCGGAGATAATATTAGACGCACATACTTAGGAGTTTCGGATACAATAGGATACGATATTGATTTCTTCTTGTATAAAGGTAAGAGACTTCCAAATGCAATATGTACCGACCCAACTGGAGAAGAATGGGGATATAGAACAAGAGGTTTCCACATGGATGTTAATGCAACAGGTATAACTATAGGAAATGCATACGCAACTAGCGGAACACCGGCATTCTATTGTGGTTCCGCACCATTCATTAATGACCCTGAAGATTCAGAAAGTCCATATTATAGATTGTTTGGTCGTAAATTCACATTGGCGGTACAAGGTGGATTTGATGGATGGGACATTTACACTGAACGTAGAACAAATTCAGATAGATTTGTAATTGGTAAATCAGGTTACTTAAAAGGTGCTTGTGAATCAATTCTTTACCCTAAAGCAACTGGATGGGGAGCGTTCAAGAAAATAACAATCAATAAGAATTCTGTAGATTTTGCTAACACTGACTACTACGCTTACTTATTAGGACAACAAACATTCTCTAATCCTGAGGCGGTTAATATAAATGTATTTGTTACACCTGGTATTGATTATGTAAATAATTCAAACTTGGTTGAGTCAGCGATTGAGATGATTGAGTATGATAGAGCGGATTCATTGTATATTTGTACAACACCTGACTATAATATGTTCACTCCTTCAGCGGGTAATTCAGAGGAGATAATTTATCCACAGGAAGCGGTAGATAATTTGGAGACTACTGGTATCGACTCAAACTATACTTGTACTTATTACCCATGGGTATTAACAAGAGATAGTGTAAACAATACTCAGATTTATCTTCCACCAACCGCTGAAGTAACAAGAAACTTGGCGTTGACCGATAACATTGCATTCCCTTGGTTCGCGGCGGCAGGTTACACTCGTGGTATAGTAAACGCTATTAAAGCTCGTAAGAAACTGACTCAAGAAGACAGAGATATCCTTTACAAGGGTAGAATTAACCCAATCGCAACCTTCTCTGATGTGGGTACAGTAATTTGGGGTAACAAAACTCTTCAAGTTAGAGAATCAGCTCTTGACAGAATTAACGTTAGAAGATTGTTATTACAGGCTCGTAAGTTAATTTCGGCGGTTTCTGTTAGATTATTGTTTGAACAGAATGACCAAAAGGTTAGACAAGACTTCTTGGATGCGGTTAATCCAATCCTTGACGCAATCAGAAGAGACAGAGGTCTATACGATTTCCGCGTAACAGTTTCTTCAGATACTGCAGATTTGGATAGAAACCAAATGACAGGTAAGATTTACATCAAACCAACAAGGTCACTTGAATTCATAGATATAACATTCTACATAACTCCAACAGGAGCGTCGTTTGAGAATATCTAATAAATTTTAATAGGACAGACCGATAAAAAAGTCGGTCTGTCCTTATTTATTATTATGAATAAAAAATTTGTTTTAGAAGGTATTACAGAAGAAGGTACTCCCGATATGAAATATTATGCTTTCGATTGGGATGATAACATCTTAACTATGCCGACAAAAATAGTGCTTAAGGATGTTGATGGTGATGAAGTAGGTATGTCAACAGAAGATTTCGCTCATTATCGTGAAAAAATAGGTAAAGAAAATTTTGAATATGAGGGTCATGAGATTGTTGGTTTTGCGCAAAATCCATTTAGGTACTTTAGTATAGAAGGTGATAAGAGATTTATAATTGACTCAATGTTAGCAAAACCTGGTCCTGCTTGGTCTGATTTTGTGGAAGCTATTAACAACGGGTCGATTTTTTCTATAGTAACTGCAAGAGGACATACACCAAGTGTCATCAAAGAGTCAGTTTATAATATGATTATTTCAAATCATTTAGGTATTGATTCTAATGAGTTAATAAAAAATTTAGAAAAGTTTCGTGATATTGAAGGTGTTGGAGCGTCTTCTAAAAGAGACATGATTTTAGAATATCTAAATATGTGTCGTTTTTATCCCGTGACTTATGGACAAGGTAGTGCAACCAATCCTGAGGAAGGAAAAATAAAAGCTTTAAAAGAGTTTGTTGATTACGTGAAAAGAATTTCAAAGATGATTAACAAAAAGGCATACCTAAAGAACAAAATTTCTAACAGATTTACACCAGTAATAGGATTTTCAGATGATGATTTAAGAAATTTAGAAAAAGTTAAACAACATTTTGAAAAAGAACCAGATAACATAATAAAAACAATTTCAACTGCTGGAGGAATTAAAAAACCTTATTAACTGAATACTTATAGATGTATAATATCTACAAATAAAACAAAGTAAATAGAAAAAAAATAACTTGGTATATTTATATAATATAAAAAGTGATAAATAAAAAAATTAAAAAATAAGATACGATGGCTGATTTACTGATGAAAATGCCTATACCCTACGAACCCAAAAGGCAAAACAGGTTCATTTTAAGGTTCGATACTACTTTGGGTATCAATGAATGGTTTGTTGAGAGCACCGCTCGTCCTCACATTACCATCAATCCTGTGGAAATTCCATTTTTGAATACTTCCACATATGTTGCTGGTAGATTCACATGGGGAACAATTAATGTTAAATTCCGTGACCCAATCGGACCATCGGCATCTCAGGCTCTTATGGAGTGGGTTCGTTTATGTGCTGAATCAGTTACAGGTCGTATGGGTTATGCTGTAGGTTACAAAAAGAATGTTGACCTTGAAATGTTAGACCCAACTGGTGTGGTTGTTGAAAAATGGATTTTGGAAGGAACATTCTTGTCTGACGTAAACTTTGATAGTTTGGCATACAATACAGATGCGTTGGCAACAATTTCGGCAACTCTTCGTATGGACCGTTGTATATTAGTTTATTAAAATTTAATTTACATATTTTATATAATCCCGTATATATTGTTATACGGGATTTTTTTTATGGAAGAAATTAGTGGTTATACTTGTAATCGGTGTGGTAAAGTTTTCGATACCGAGGAAGAATTTCTTAATCGTCACAATAAGAAAAAAAAGATAGAGTCTGGTGATAATCAAACAAGTGTTGATTAATTTAACATTACGATTATTTTTTAAATAAAAAAACATGGATGCTAGTTTATTAAATGCTGCGACGGAAAATTTTAGTCTTCCCCACGATATTGTAACCCTACCTTCAGGTGGTGTGTTCTATAAGTCTAAAAAAAAATCTATTAAGGTAGGATATCTGACCGCAAGCGATGAGAATGTAATTCTTAATTCGGCTTTATATAACAAAGATTATTTTGTTTTAAACTTGTTAAGAAACAAAGTTTATGAACATGATTTGCGTCCTGAAGAACTTTTGGAGGGTGATGTTGAAGCAATTTTAATATTTTTAAGAAACACTTCATTTGGTCCTGAATATTCTATCAATGTCGAAGACCCAGGAACAGGTAAGATATTTCAAACAACAATTGTTTTGGATGAATTGAATATTAAACAAACCTCTCATAAACCAAATGAAGAAGGTTTATTTATTACTAAACTACCTAAAACTGAGTCTGAAGTTAAATTAAAATTACTCACTTATAGTGAGATTATAGAATTAAATAAAATGGCTGATGAATATCCGGCCGGTAGAGTTGCCCCTAGAGTTCAATGGAGATTACAAAAACAGATTGTTGAAGTAAATGGAGAAAGAGATAAAGGCGTAATTGCTAAATTTATCGAACAACTTCCTATTATGGACTCAAAATATATTAGAAACTTCCTTATAGATAACCAACCGTCGTTAGACCTAAAAAGACAAGTAAAAGCCCCATCAGGAGAAATTGCAACAGTTACGATTGCGTTTGGGGTTGAGTTTTTTCGGCCTTTCTTCTAATTACCGACAGTATCTTTTAGACGAATTTTTATTAATGGGTAGATTTTTAAGAACTCAATATAGTGAGTTTTTGAATATGCCAACCTATGCGAGAAAATATTTGATAGAAAAAATCATAGAGTACAACGCCCCGAAAGATTAAAAACTTGAGTTTGTTCTATTTATGATAAAAAGACTCCATGTTTGAAGGGGAAGGTGACAAAAAAGACACTACAAAAAAATCCGCGTTAGAAGAGATTAAAGGCGTCATTGGTGAATTTGCCACTGAGATTGGTGATGCTCTAGCCACCAACATCAACCCTGATAGAATGTTAGAAAAACTATTCGAGGTTGATGACGCAGCAAAGGCTATTGCAAAATCTTTCGGATTAGGCACGGATAATATAGTTAATCTAAAGGCTTCTATGACTAATGCGGTTACGGAAGTAACCAAGTTAGGAGGTAATTTTGAAAAAATTGCTCAAATACAACAGACAGTAGGTGAGTCGGTAGGAAGGAATGTTGTTATTGCGTCTGAAGCCTATGCAAAGTTATATGCCGCTGGTGAGGTATCAGGAAAACAAGCCGCGGAATTTGTTCCAAAATTTAAAGACGTTGGTATATCAATATATCAAGCGGGAACACAAATGGAAAAAATTGTTAATACCGCAAGAGAAATTGGTGTTAATGTAGGAACCGTTACAGGGGAGGTCATGAAACACATGGACAAGTTAAATCTTATAACTTTCCAAGGGGGAGTTGAGGGTTTAGCTAAAATGGCTGCTCATGCCACTTCTATCAATATGGATATGGGTAAAACTTTGGAATTTGCCGAAAAAGTATATAACCCTGAAGGTGCTATTGAAACTGCCGCCGCTTTACAGAGATTAGGTGTGACACAATCACAACTCCTTGACCCATTGAGATTAATGGATTTATCTCAGAATGACCCTGAAGAATTACAAAAACAGATTGCTGATTTAGGTAAAGACTTTGTAAAGTTAAATGAAAAAGGTCAATTTGAAATTATTAAAGGAGAACAAAGAAGACTTAAAGAGGTTGCTAAAGAATTGGGTATGATGCCGGCGGAATTTGCTAAAATGGCAATCGGTGCTAAAGAACTTGAAGACAAATTACAAAAGATTAAATTCCCTGATACTATAACTGAAGAACAGAAAAATTTCATTGCCAATATGGCTGAAATGAATGAAAAGGGTCAATATGTTATAGAATACAAGGGTGAAGCAAGAGAGGTTAATGATTTATTAAAAGAATTCGGAGGAGACCAGAAAAAACTAGAAGAATTCATGAAAGATAGTCAACCAAAGAGCATGGAGGATTTGGCGACTCAACAGTTGACGACTTTACAAGCCATAAAAGCTAGTATTGATTCATTACAAGATAGAGGTGGATATGCGATTGGTGGAAGTGAAATAGGGCAAGATGCTATAGAAGCGGTTGTTGCCGGTTATAAAAAAACCGCAGAAGCTTTCGACCAAATTGACATCAAGGGTATGAGAAAAGTTTATGACGAAGGAGCCACCGATTTTGTTGATACTTTGAATCGAGTTATTAGAGGTGAAGATAGTGTTGAAGCGGTATTCACATCCCTTACAAATACGGCTAAAAAAACTTCTTCTTTTTTAGAAGAAGGATTTCAATCCGCTATTGAAAGTGCTAAAAAAAGCACCACAGAACTTTCAGAAAGTCAAAATAAATTTGCACAAATGCTTACGAGTGTTTACGAAAGTTTCAAAAAAAATGAAGGAATTACACCGGCTAATCAGAATGTCACACCCGCAAACACCGCAACAGTTAATGTTAATCCTAACTTAAATCAAGTTACGACAAATAATATGGGAGCTACGGGGACAAATACCCAAACGATGACCACAAATTCTAACTCTAATATATCTTTAAATATTAAAATAGACGCTCCTCCTGGTGTTGACACGGCAATGTTA